TACCTGACCATTGCACTTTGTTAGGAGTAGTACCTGCACCAATATTACCTGCAACTACAAAGTCACGAACTGCTGTAATGTATTTAGCGATAGGTGCATCTGAGCTTGCATCTGCAAAAGCTGTAGAACTGTTTACGTCATACGCTTGTATCTTTTCAGAGCCATTAGCGGCTAGTGCTAAGTTACCAAACTGTAAGAATTGCCATCTACCAATGCCTGTATATCCACCTGATTTAGACTCGTCTACTAGAGATAAGTCAGTATTGTCTACTTTAAATAGTTTAGTAGCACCACCAGCAAAGATAAATACGTCATTGTCTTGTTTAGCAGCAAATACATTATTAAGTGCTTCTGTAGCTACACCTGAATAGATTACTGCTGACTTAAACGGACCATATCCTACAGCTAATGGAATAACGTTATTAGCTTCTGATACAGAGTCTAGTATGCTAGGTTGGTCTGGTAACCATTCTTTAAATGCTATGCGTTGTGTAGGCATATTTTATTCGTACAATATGTTTATAGAGCCAGCATCAAATGTATCTGTGCCGTTTACTGTAGTGATGCGAACTTGGTTTAGTGTTGCTGATAGCGTTTTTACCCCTGTACCTGCCCCTGATGAACCATCACCTTGACTATTAAATGAATTAAATACCCAAACATTTCCAGAAAAATTTGTTATTGTTGCAGTTCCACTTAAAGTTGCTGAAGCACTTGTAGTAATAGTTGATGATAAATTAAACCCAATTGTATTTGCCGTTGTAGTAACTATATTAATTGCGCCACTAGACTTAGTAAAAGAATTACCTTGTCCTGAATACCCTGTAGTTTCTACACCACCAGAATCTCCAATTTGAATTGCTGGAATAGACGAACCATTCGTTGAAACATCATCAAACATCACAGTAATACGCTTAACCCAACTAGGGATACCTGTAAAATCTATGCTAGTTCCAGATGTTGATGCTTTTGCAGTATCTAATGTAAGTTTATTAAGTGCAGCACTTGTCCAAGTTGTTCCATTAGATGTTAATACGTTGCCTGATGTACTAGGATCTACAGTCTGTAATGCACTTGTGCCATTACCTAACAATACCGCATTAGCACTTAATGTAGAAGCTCCTGTACCACCATCTGCAACAGCTAAGTCAGTAATACCTGTAATAGTTCCACCTGTAATAGCAACTGTTGTGGAGTTTTGTGCAGCCATTGTACCTAATGTACTCCATGTTGGTGTATTAGCACCACCTGCTGATACTAATGCTTGACCACTAGCACCTGCAGTTCCGTCTAGTCTAAATGCACCTGTAATGTCAACTGTGCCTGAAGATACTAATGTGCCTGCTACTGTAAATGGGTCACCACTAGAACCATCTTGTTGGTTTTTTAATACTGACATCAAGCTACGAATAGCATTGTTTACGTTAGCTGGTGAACATCCTTCAGCAATATTGATATTAGTTATATCGGTATTGTCTGCTGCTGTTGCGCTAAATTCTGAAATTTTGGTTTTTGCCATCTTTTATCCTTGTCTTAACCATATGTCTGTACTTGGAGATATATCAGTCCAAGTTTCTGTTCCTGCTGTAATTTCTGTCCATGTATCTGAAGAAGGTGATATTGCAGACCATGTTTCTGAACCTGCTGATACTAGTGTCCAAGTGTTTACGCTTGGAGTAATAGGAATCCATCCAGAAGCTGCACCTATTAAAGAACTAAATGCTACTTCTGAAAATGCACTAATGCCAAACATTTATTGCTCCTTATTCGTCTGCTGGTTCTGTAATTCCACCCTCGTCAACCCATTTAAGGTAAGATTGGTAGTCTGTGTTAGCTGGGTCAAATGGTATATAACCGTTTGTTTCAAGATTTATTATAAATTTCTGATAACCGCTATCAAATAACTTATATATCATAATTCTGCCCCACTTGTGTCTGCATTAAAAATAGAAAATCCTGATCCAGTTGCAGTAATAGTTCCTTGAACTCTTAATACTTTATTATTTACAGCGTTTGTTGATGCGTTTCCACAATTGCTATTCGTAAAAGTACTATAATTAATAGTTGGAGTTGCTCTTAATTCAACTGGAAATAAAAATGTATTATAAATAACCCCGCTAGTAGCGTTGTATCCAGATAGTAACATAGCGCTATATTTTTGATAATACCTCTGACAATTAGCCAATTCCTGATTATAAAGTCTGCGTTCAAATGGTGTTGCTGATGTGCCTACTTCTAATTGTGCGTTTGTTATATGAAGAAAGTCGCCAGCAGTAGTATCGGTTACATCTGACCATATAAATACTATAATGTTAGCTGTAGAAGCAGTATCTACATTAGCGGTTACAGAATAAGTTGCCCATGATGTAGTAACGTTTAAGTTGGCAGGGGTATTTTCATAAGTAGCGTTAGCAATTAAAGTAGGATTTGTGCCTTCTGCTTCCCATGCTGATATAATATCTGAAGTAACTGTATCTGCTGTGCCTGACCATGCTATTACAGCACACTTCACATTGTCTAGTTTAGTTGTAGCTGATACTTTTGCTTGAAAAGATAAAGTAACATTACCACCAATAGCATCATAACAATTAACGTTTTCTATAATTTGTGCAATACCAAACTTCTTATTAACTGTTTCTACGTCTAGTCCTATAGAGTATTTAGCACCTGTAGGGACTGTTGTTGTTTGTGTAATGTCTACAGCATCATTACCATCTGATAATACATACCATCTGTCTAGGTTATAAGTATCGTCATCATTAGCACCACTTACAAAAGATGTGCCACGTTGAGCTACATTAAAACTGCCATTCAGCAGTCTGTTTTTTAGCACATAAGGTGATGCTGCAGCATCTTGAAATGTAGGTAATGCACCTGTACCATTAGATGTTAATAATTGTGCAGAAGTACCTGTTCCAATATTTTGTAATGAGCCAGTAGCAGTTGTACCTGCGGCTAAAACACCATAAGCAGTTGTTAATGTAGCAACACCTGTACCACCATTATCAACAGGCAATGTACCTGTTACTTGTGTTGATAATCCAATATTAGAAATAGTATTGGAAGTTCCATTAATTGTTTTATTGGTAAGTGTTTGTGTGTCAGTAGTGCCTACAATAGTTCCACTAGGACCTGTCATTGTAGCTGCAGTACCTAATCCTAAAGATGTTCTACCAGTAGATGCAGTAAGTCCTGTTGCTCCACCATCCCATTTAAGTCTATCTGTATAAGCTGTGTTCCAATTAGAAGAGTTATCTGTAATTGAAGTACTCCAAGCACTACCTGTAGATAGAGCAATACCAGCACTAGGGTAAGTTGCTGTTCCTGGTGTGTATCCTAATGCAGTAGTAACGTCTAAAGATGTAATATTGGCTATACTTGAAGCGTTTTGGTAAATACTTTTATTAGCAGGATATGTTACAAATACTTCTTTAGTACCTGCACTAAAGTTTACTAAGCTATTACTATTGCTAGATGATAAAACAGTATCACGAGATAAAGTATTTCCAGATGAAGTATATGTGCCTAAACCTACTTCCCATTCTGCACCACCGGCAATAGTATAGTAAGTAGTATTACCATTACCGATATTAGAAAATGATTGAAAGCCAGATACTGCACCAGCAAGTGTAATAGTGCCTGTGCCTATAGTGGTAGAAGTTTCTCTAACCCTATCTTTTAACACTAAAGCCATTTGTTATCCTTATCTTGGTGTTACGCTTAATGTTGTATATGCGTATGTTTGACCTAAGTCACTTGTTTTAATATTAGCAATGGCTCTATCATATAATGCTGACCATGTTGCAGTTCTTGGGTCATTCATTAAATAAGGTTCTGCTTCTGCTAATGTTGCGTAAAGTAAAGCGTCTGGGTAGTATGTCAAATACAAGTTAGTAGCTGTTGTGCTAGAAATAAATGTAGGTTGAGCATAGTATAAAATTTGAATGGTATAGCTAGAGTTTTGACTAGGTGCAAATTGAAACTCTGTACCTAACATTGTAAAGTAATGTGAACGACCTGATAATGATGTTTGACCATTACGGAAGAATAAATCAGGTGACTGATACTCTAACAAAATAGGTGGGTTACCTTCAAAGTGCATCTCTCTTAACTCTAAGAAGTCAGTAGGAAATGCTACTTTATTATCTGAAGGGCTAGTCGTTGCTACTTTTAACATTGCTTCTGTTCGTAAGTCACGACTCATTCTTATCTGTGCCATCTGAATGAAGTCAGGGAT